AGTCATCCACCGGTTTGTTGGATGTCGATTTCCCTTTTGTAAACCCTGCTGCACATAAACCTATGTACCAGGTTGACCCTAGTTCTCTTCCTGCTTTCTTAGGCATGGGTTATCATTCCGGCCGTTTTTCTTCTGCGCCTAGTTCATTTTCGGTCAACCTGATTCCTTATCTTATGTATTATGACATTTTCCGCCATTACTACGTTAATAGGCAAGAAGTCTTTTATAATGTCATGACCGCAAACTGGGGTATTAATGATAAGCGTGTTTCGTTTTATGATCTTTCCAAGCTGGACGATCTTTACGTGGCTCTTCCGTATTCTGGTGGTAGTATGACCGGTTTTGAGAACTTAGCTCAGACACCTATTGCGGGTCTATTTGAGATTCCGAAAAACTCTACTTTTAAGGCTCCATTCATGTCTGCTCCGTTGGGTGGCTTATGGCAGGCTTGCTACATGCCCGACCGCATGAACGTAATTCTTAACGATACGTTTTTCAACAATAACGTTTCGACGGTTACCGTTTCTACGGTCGGTGATTCGTTCCAGGTAGACCAGCTTGTTACGGCTAAAAAACTTTGGAATTCTCGAAATAACGACGTAATCACCAATGGTACTTTCAAGGATTGGATTCGTGTTCACTTCGGTGTCACGCCTAAGATCATGGATGATATGCCTACTTTTTGCGGTGCTACGTCCTCGGATATTCTTTTCGAGGATATTCGTGCTA